GAAGGAGCCGCCGCATGAAACCAACATACGAAAAACTTGAAGCCAGATGCGCGGCGCTGGCTGCGGAGTTGCGTGCAGTCGAAGCAATCCACAACGAGGCAGTGTTCATCACAGATGATCACTATGAGCAGTGCCCGGCAGAAGTTCAGAAGATAATTCGATCGCTGGCTGTGATGCAGATTCCTGCGTACCAGGCTTTCCTGGCTGAAGTGCGGGCCGCCGCAGTAGATGAAGTTTGCCTGAAAATTAGCAATGCAACGTCTGATTACTACCAAGAGGGTGAAATTCATGGTCTAGAAGTGGCGACGCGTATCTGTGATGAGTTCTCCGCCCAGCTTCGCAAAGGAGTGCAGTCATGAGCAAGCCAACCGACGAAGAAATCATTCAGGCACTGACAGCGCACGGTCGATGCATGACCTACGTTGTTACCAACATTCTCCGCCGAAAATACTGGCCTCTGGATACCGCATACATATTGCGCCGCCTGAAGAAGTTAGAGGCAGCGGGAAAAGTTAGACGCGTTAGAAGTAGCTACGCAGTCCAAATCTGCTGGGAGGCCACCCAATGAGCAACATCGACAAACAGGCTTTGCGTGAAACCGCGGAAAAGGCGACGTCGGGAAAATGGGAGCGTGGAGATGGGAATGGCAATGGCGGAGAGCTACTCGTTTATTGTGATGATGCTCTTGGTTCGGCTGTATGCGAAATGACTTCTGAATACAACGCCATTCCGAAGTATCAGCGCATCAACAATCTGAACTTCATCGCCGTAGCCAACCCCGCCACCGTGCTGGCGCTGCTGAATGAGCTGGAAGCCGTAGAGAGGCGGATTGATGAACAAAGGGAGATTATGCGCCAGGCCGCCAGTGATATCTCTTACGCAATCTTTAACCTGACGGGCTCTGATTTGAGCCGGTTGAATCCTGGCGTCGTTGAAACCACTGACCCGACTGATACAGCTTTAATTGCAGAGCGCAACTTACGTGCCGCCGCAGCCGGTAAAGGAGAGGCATCATGAGCACTATTACCAGAGAAAAGGCAGAGCTTAAAACATTCATCAAGGCGTTCCTTACCGACCCGATGCACGATGACAAATCGGCAAACAGCATCACCGCAGCAGTTTTCCGTATCGCGCTGGCATCGATCGAAGCGGAGCCTATGGCGTGGCTACTGTCAGGCGGCGGCGCAAAAAACAACGTCAGCTTCGATAGTGGCAATGCTTATGCCGACCCGCTGCGAGAAGTAACGCCGCTTTACACCGCCACGCCAGCGCCGGTATCTGTGCCCGCTGCGATGGAAATGGATGATGACTTTGACAGCGCGTTTGAACACGGAAAAGCTGTTGGCTGGAACGCCTTCCGCGCCGCCATGCTTCAGGGTGCCGATGGCAACTCTCCGGTGATTCCGGATGGTTGGGTGATAGTGCCGGTTGAGCCGACAGAAGACATGATCGTCAATGGGTTCGAATCAGAGCCTAATGAGAGCTTTAGTGACGAGAGGGTATGGGAAGCGTACGACGCTATGAGTGGGTGCCAGCAGGCGGCGCACCGCGCGAAGCTGTGCTGGGCGGCGATGATTTCGGCAGCACCAAAGCTAGATGTACGGTAATGCCTATCAATAATCACGTTGTGTGTGAGAAATGCCTTTAAACAATATTATGCTATTGAAATAAAACGATTATTTTGTAAATTGGCTTTCCCTCCGGATTTGAATTGGTACCATCATAGTGCAGTTAAATTCAAACCGGAGGGTGTTATGGTCTGTCCTGAATGTGGTTCAACCGCTATCGGAAAAGAGGTTACTCGCAGAGGGTGGAGTGGCGACTATGTTTGCCATCAATGCGGATGCAACAATGCAAAAGACGCATTTGAAAGTGAGAATAAATCGAAGGAGAAAGCGCCAACATTGAAGTTAAAAAAGAAAGCTTCACCCATTTGATTTTGTAAAATCATCCAGCCATAATCATGTCATCGGAGCCTGAACAACTCCGGTGACTTCTGCGCATTTAAGGGGACTTAAATGCGACCACAATCTGAACTCCTCACCTTGTCACAGATGCAGAAATGCACCTGCGATTTTCTGCATTCTGCGTTACCTCTTGGAGGTGGCGTATGAGTATCAAATTCTACCTACGCGACGAGCAGGTTCGCCGCAACCTCATCGACTACATCAACAAGCAGCCTGTCAACGCAGATTTTCCGCTCGTGGTGAGTTTTGCCGACCCTAAGCGCACCCTTCCTCAGAATTCACTATTCCACGCGCTTTGCGGCGACTTGGAAAAGCATCGCATTCAGTGGGCTGGCTCCGCTTGGTCGCTTCCGTCGTGGAAATCAATTTTGGTCTCGGGTCACTCCATTGCCACTGGAGGGCAGGGGAAGGTTATTGCCGGGCTTGAGGGGGAATTGGTGGCAATTCGCGAAAGCACCTCATCGATGGGGATCAAACGGATGAACAGCCTTATTGAGTACACCCAGGCTTTCGCCGTCAGCCAGAACATCCAACTTCGCGATGTCCGTTATCGTGGCGATTATTTTGGGAGGCCTGCATGAATAACCCTCTCGCACGCGTCATCACAAATCACATCTTCAACGTTCCGTCGCGCCGCAAGCGTAAGGCCGCGGTTAAGCCGTCGGATATTCCGACTCTGAAAGGCTACACCGCCCGCCTGGTTGATCAGAAATGGCTGCGTCTCGCGGCGAGGAGAGCGCATGGCTAAGTTACCGCGCCGCAAGTGCGCCCATAAAGCCTGTCGCCAGTGGTTCCACCCGGTACGCGACGGGCAGGTAGTTTGCTCATTCGAGTGCGCCAGCGCGATCGGCAAAGAACAGACCGCAAAAGCCCGTGAAGCCGCTAAGCAGAAGGCGGCGCAGCACCAGCGCACCGAAGAGAAGGCAGGACGCCAGCGTCGCAAGGCCAAGCGCGAGTCATTCAAGACTAAAGCTCAGTGGGATAAAGAGGCCCAATCGGCCTTCAACCGCTACATCCGGATCCGTGACGAGGGGAAAGAATGCGTCAGCTGCGGCAATCCACTCATCGGCAAAAGCAATTACCTGACTGGCAGCGCCATTGACGCCAGCCATTACCGTTCACGTGGCGCTGCCTCACACCTCAAATTCAACGTGTTTAACGTTCACTCAGCCTGCACCCGGTGCAACCGTCAACTGAGCGGTAATGCCGTCGAGTATCGAATTCGGCTGATTGAGCGTATTGGTCTGGAGCGTGTAGAGCGCCTTGAATCTGATAACGAGCCGCGCCGGTTCGATATCCCTTACCTGCAGCGCATCAAATCCATCTTCACCCGTAAAGCCCGCGCGCTGGAAAAACGCCGGGCCCGCCGACAGGAGGCCGCATGAACCATACCGACTTCCTTCGTTACCAGGCAGAAAGCGTGAAGCCCGCCAACCTGCCGCCAGTAGCAAAGCACAGCCAGACCAAAACCAACCAGCCACAGAAGGAAGCCGCATGAACAGTCAGCAACTGGAATACGTACGTCAGCAGCTCATTGTGGCGACCGCAGATTTGAGCGGGGCGACGAAAGGGCAACTGGTAGCTTTCGCCGAGAACGCGCAATTTACCGCGACGGCGCGCAGCCGGGGCCGGAAGAAAATCACCGATCCTGTCACCGGCCGGAAGGTCAACCCGGACGGACCATCGATGAGTGGCAGCCAGTCCCGCGCCAAGGGATCATCCATCGCGCTGGTAGGGCCGGTTGAGTTCGTTACCGCATCCTGGCGCCGCGCTGTCCTGTCTCTGGAAGACCACCATAAAGCGTGGCTGCTTTGGAACTACAGCGAGAGCGTTAGCTTTGAGCACCAGGTGGCGATCACTCTGTGGGCTTGGGCAGAGTTCCGGGAACAACTCGGCGCGAAGAAGTTGGCCGGCAAGACAATGGAGCGCCTGAAGAAGCTAATTTGGCTGGCGGCGCAGGACGTAAAGGCTGAGCTGGCGGGTAGGGATTCCTACGAATACCAGGCGCTGGCGTCGCTGGTTGGCGTAACGCCAAAGAACTGGTCAGAGACCTTTACTGACAGATGGGTGGAGATGAGACATATCTTTCTGCGACTGGATAGCGGGGCTTTATTGCAGGTAACGCGATCACGTTCACAACAAAAGGCGACAAATTTAGACTCAAGTCTTGCAAAACTGGATTGAAACGCATATATTTCATGTAAATCTGATATCGTCGCCATAGCTTCGATTGTCGACACAAAGAATTCAAGCCCGAGGTTAACGCCTTGGGCTTTTTCGTATCTGGAACTCTGGCGTAGATGGTTCGCGCGGATGCCTGAAGAGCATTAGGAGATGGTTCGATTCCATCGGGTTCCACCAAATTAGCCGGTCTAGTTCAGTGGCAGAACGGCAGCCTTGTAAGCTGCGCGTCAGAGGTTCGATTCCTTTGCCCGGCACCAGAACCCACTACCTGGGACCCTTCGGCCAGAGAGCCGACATTGCCTTACCCTCATCTTCCCGGCCTGTCGCCGGGTTTTTTATTCAGGCCGCAGACAATCAATTCCAGATGCCACGTAGCTATCGTGTCTGACGGCCTTTCCCACTACACGAACAGCACCCGCAAACAACGCGAGGTGAGAGCATGTATCGCATGGAAAAAATAACCACTGGTGCTGCCTATGGCGCTTCAGCCGGGAGCATCCTAAACGGCATGCTGAATGCCTACAGCCCCGAGCAGTGGAACGCTATCGGCGTGCTGGTGGGTATCATCATTGCCGTACTGACGTATCTAACGAATCTCTATTTCAAAATCCGCGAAGACAACCGCCGCAGCAGGAGCCGAGATGAACCCAACGTTGAGGAATAAGCTGGTGGGTGCCATTGTCGGCGGATCCGGAGCAATCACCATTGCGGCAGTAATGCTGGGCAATGCGGATGGGCTGGAAGGGCGGCGCTATTACACCTATCAGGATGTGGTCGGCGTCTGGACCGTTTGCGATGGGCACACCGGTGCTGACATTCGCCGCGGTCACCGCTACACCGACAAAGAGTGTGACAACCTGCTTAAGGCAGATCTGCAAAAGGTGGCAAATGCCATCGACCCGCTGATCAAGGTTCGCATCCCTGAGCCTACCCGCGCCGCACTTTACTCCTTCACCTACAACGTTGGCTCCGGTGCTTTCGCCAGCTCCACGCTGCTGAAGAAGTTGAACGCTGGTGATGTGCCGGGGGCATGCAAAGAACTGCAGCGCTGGACGTATGCTGGTGGTAAACAGTGGAAGGGGCTGATCACCCGACGCGAGATTGAGCGTGAAGTTTGCGAGTGGGGCCAGAAATGAGCAGATTAACAGCAATCATTTGTGCTGTCGTTATCTGCCTACTGGTTTCAATGGCCTGGGCGATTAACCACTACCGGGGCAACGCCATCACCTACAAAGACCAGCGCGACAAAGCCACCAAAAGTCTCCGCCTGGCTAACGACGCCATCAAAGACATGCAGACCCGCCAGCGCGATGTCGCTGCACTGGATGCCAAATACACCGGAGAACTGGCTGATGCGAAAGAAACCATTGAGCGTCTGCATAGCGATGTCATTGCTGGCCGTAAGCGGCTGCAGCTCAACGCAAACTGTTCCGCGAGCGGAGCGACCGGCACCGGCGGCATGGGCGATGCTTCCAGCCCCAGACTTACTGACTCCGCTGAACGGGATTATTTCACCCTCAGAGAGCGAATCGCCACAGTGACGAAGCAGGTCGGCTATCTGCAGGACTACATCAAAGAGCAGTGTCTTAAATGATTCGTTACCCAAATAACAGAGCCTGACTTCGGTCGGGCTTTTTTATGCCCGAATT